GTGTTAGCTCTATCAGAATGGTACTGGCTCTGAGCGAGCGCGGCATAAGCCGTCGCTCCCAGGGCAACCACATCTTCAAGATAGGCGGGGATGGTCGAGCTGGCCGCGTCCAGGGTGTGGACCTTACCCCAGTAGATGTAGCAATCTTCTCCGTCTCCCTGGTAATCGCCTATCAAGGTTAAGGTGTCCTGGTAGACGGTGAAGCGCTGAAGCTCCATAGGGTGCTGGTCGACGGGGAACTCAACCTTATCGATTGAGACTCTACCGGTCAATGAGGAAATGTCAATCTCCCGTGATGCGTCCGTGGTGGCAATGGTCGCCTTCTCCTCCGTGGGCACATAGCGGGACAGGTCGTCAACGGCTCTCCGGATGGCTCGGTCGATTTCGTTGTCCGTCCACCGGTAGTTGCTCGGGTCCTCATCTTTAAGGTCCCGCCTGACTAAACCTCTCATTGTCGCTAAGTCCATTTTCCACCCTCTCTGGCAGGGCTAAAGCCCTGCACTCGTTTCACTGGGGGGTAGAGGGATGGTATAGACCCTCTCCCCCCAAAATAAGGAGGTACCTGTCGGGGGAGCATGAAACCCCCGGCAAGCTCCTCTTAGGCTACGCTATCGACTCTGGCGTTCAAGAAGAAAGCCACCTCGGTTGCCGATAGGGCAATACCGATGATGGTATTGCAATCGCCGGTGTCGCTCGGTGCGGTCTGCGTGATTTCACCCTTGCCCAATGGGGATACGCCCTCATTGACGTAGACATAACCGCCTGGGGTAGCGCCTGAGTAGCCGCTGACAACGGGGTTCGGCGATACGGGTATCACGTCCCCAACCGCACCACCGGCCAGGGCAACCAGCCGGCCTTGAATGGCCGTGCCTACGGTAGCCAGGGCTAGCTTCCATCCTGAGCTGTAGCCCAGAACGTCCCCACGCTTGCAAGCCTCGGCCAGCGTTACCGTGGGGGCTTCAGGGCCGACGTTCGAGTTTATGATGTTTCTGCCTTTGCCTGGGTCACTAAATGCCATGATTTTCTTCTCCTTTGGCAGGGCTAAAGCCCTGCACTACATTAGTCGTTCTTGATGCCGATTAAAGCGGCTCTCTTGACCAGGCTGAAGTCAGCCAAAGAGACATACCACTTTAGTCTTGTCCTATCGGCGTCCTTGGTCTCCATAGCACCGATAGGCTGCACCTGGAGCCCGCCTGGGCCGGTCAAGCCACAGAGTGCGCCTTCCCCAAACTGGAGGGCATAGATGCTGGCGCAGGAGCCGGCGGTTAAGCTGTCCTCGTAGTCATAGGGGTCGGCTGCCAGCTGGTGGGTATCCTTCATAAAGTCGTTGACGGCGATGGGGATACCGTTGTAGAGCTGAACGAACTCACCAAGCGCCCCGGTGCCTACTTCGAGGTTAGAGCCGGATGCTCTGGCCAGGGCGTTTATCTTTCTCCGGGTTCTGCGGCTCATCATCAGCAAGTCGGGCTTGCCGCCCTTGACGGCATCGATGAGCTCGTCAATCTTGGCCAGGGTAAGCGTGGCGCCGGCGGTGCTGGTGGCCATGGATACCACCTGAGCGTTAGGGGTGGCTGGGTCTGTGGTGGTATCGATCAGCTCGATCAAGCCGTCGAACTGGTTGGGATAGGTGGCATGGTCGCCGTAGATGAACTTGTCCTCGAGCTCATGCCTCAATGCCTTAGCCGTTAGCTCGATGATGGCTCCCTCGACGTCCTGGATATTGGAGCGGGTCTGCTTGATGTAGGCGTCTACATCGGCGTTCTGCCCCAGGATGCTTAAGGTAGCCGTGGGCTGGTCAAAGGTTACTGCCGGTGAAGTCGCCCAGTCGTCATTGACGGCATGCCATTCAGCGGACGGTAAAGCCTTCTCCCTGTTATAGGTCAGGGCATTGCCGACAATCTCGATGAACGGCATTTTCTGGAGCAGCGGGCTATCCTTGATGATAGTCTCGATTACTCCCACCAGCAAGGCGTCATTGCTGAGTTTTGATGCTTCGGTTAAAGTTGTTGCCATAGTTTATTTTTCCTTTCGGGCTTCTTGTAAGCCCCTGGTTATTTTCTCCCTGCTCGACAGGGCGGACAGGTCAACGGGTGTCCCTACCGGAGCTCCTGCCGGTATGGTGGTCAAGCTGGCTAAGGTCTGCGCCTGGCTCTCTAAGCCTGTCTTGACCTTGCTAACGATTCCGTTAGCTCTCTCGACCGAAGCCTTGACCTCATCGATAGAGCTCCCCTGGATTAGCTCCCCGCTGAACAGGGGGTTGGAACTGACGACCAGTGCCCGGTACTCGGCCACGGCGCCGTCAAGCGAGGCCTGGAGCTGCGTCAAGCTGCCGTCCTTGGTTTCGCCCTCGGTCTTAAGGGTGGTTATTTCTTCGTCTTTCGACTGAAGACCGCCCTCAAGCTCCGTGATGCGCTCATTAAGGGGTTGAGTAGCCTGCGCCACGGCTTCCCTAGCCCTGGCCTTCTCGGCCTCGACCTGGGCTTCGAGCTCGACCTTGAGCTGGTCGTACTGCTCCTGGGTGATAGTGTTGTTGGTTGTTTCATCTGCCAATTTCTTCTCCTTCGGCAGGGCTAAAGCCCTGCACTACATGTTGATAATTTATTCGGGTATCTCCATCTCCGCGGCGACATTTCTCTCTCTCTCACCGCCGCGAGTAGACTTCGATTTATATTCTTGGTTCATTTCCAGGATGCGGCGCCTCTCCTCCAGCCACTTCTCGAACTCCGCCTCGGGGTCACGGATGCTCATTTCATCCATGGCCGTCCTCCTGGAGTGGACGCCTGACTGGACTAATAGCTGCTCGTTCTGCGCTTCCCTGGCTCTGTCCTGAGGCAGTACCGCTCCCCAGATAATGCGGTGGGCTACCTGCGTCAAGTCCTCCCGGTTGAACTGGGCGTGAAGTTTAAGGACCATAACGTTCCGCCTGGTGTAGGCTGCCGTCCGGATGGTGCGCTTACGCCTTACTTTTTGAAGTAAGGACTGGAGCTCCACTTCCAGGGCTACGCCTGACAGCTCCCGCTCGATGCCGCCGTAGGCAGCCCTGGGGGCTTCCGATATGTCATGGAGACAGCGGTAAATCATATCGATATAGTCGATGTGCAGCCGGATGCCGCCGCCCTGCAGCAAGTCCAGGAGATAGGCCTTGGCTTCCTCCGGCAGCGTCCACACGGCGCCAGGCTGTACCTTAATGTCCTCTGAGGACTCTACGCCCTCGAGCACGGCGATAGGGTTGCCTGAGACCTCCAGGATGCGTGATAGCTGCGTCAGGGCGCGGTTGAGCTCCCTCTGGGCTATCTTTACCGATGGGATATCCGATTCTCCCCAGAAGTGCTTGGGCTGCCTCAAGTTGGGGAAGATAACGAAGGGGATAAACTTATAGGGGTTGGGCTTGGTCTCGATGGGGTCGTTGTCCAGGTAGAGCTGGAAGGTCTTGTCCGTCCACACCTCGGTGATATCGGCCGTCTTCTTGGTGATGGCCCGGTTGTACAGCAATTCGATTTCGTCCTGGGTAAGCGTGTAGCGCGAAGCCACTCGCCACACCTTGGACGGGTCGTCTCCAAGCCACCAGGCATAGAGGCCGTTGACGTTGGGCGACGTGATGCGGATGCGCTTCTCTACCGTGTCCCAGGTAACCTTGTAGCAGCCGTCTCCCCGGATGGCAGCGTCTACCTCGGTCTCATAGTCCAGCTGCGCCAGGGTGTTATCGTGGTAAACCTGGTAGAGTACCTGCTCGGCTCTCTGAGCGGTTGCCTTGGCCATATCTGTTTCCTCGATGGGGTCGCAGGCGAAGTTTAAGCCCTGCATTAAATAGCTGGTAACCTTGTCAACGGCGATCCTGGCATAGTTGAAGACCAGCTGGCGGTTCTTGCTGGTCTCCGCCCACTGCGTGCCGTTGTAGAAGTCCAGGTTAGATTTGTAGTCGCTGAAGCGTGATTTGTCCAGCTGGGCTAGAGACTGGGGGTTGAATTCCTTAATCATCCCTGAGGCCTCCCGTGGCTTTTCTGGGCGTATAGCCCTCGCTGCACTGTCCTTTTACTCACTCCAAAAAGCTCAGCTATCTCCTTGACGCTTTTGCCATCCCGCCTGAGTTCAGCCATCCGCCTGGCCCGGGCCAACACCTTCAATCTCTGTTTACCCCTCGACTCCTCCTCAATACACCTTGGCAACGGACAACTAAGACACGAAGGAAAAAGCTCACACCCCCTATCCCGCCAGTCAACCCCCTCCGGCAATAAGCCCAGCGCACCACCAACCATGATACAGTCATCCTAGCACACATGTTCTAATGCCGCAAGGAAAAGTTGTCGCTTTCCAGAACTTGACAAATAATCTCAGCTCAGGGCATAATTGCTGCTTGGTCAGCGACGGGTGCTGAGGCCAGGTAAGTCAAGGGAGGGTTCTTAAAAAGCCATATAGTGCGAGGAATGCCATTGCGAGGAGCGTAAGCAACGAAGCAATCTCGGCGGAGGGGGGAACACGAGCCTCTGCCGCAGCCCCACCGAGATTGCCACGGCACTCCCGTGCCTCGCAACGACACGTTGGGGGCAACCTTAAAAAATAGCTTTGGTTTGACAAAACACGGCCAAAAGGAGTACAAATTTAAGCATGAGGTTAATAAATTATCTTGCCCTGATTCTGGTACTGGCACTGGTACTGGTACCAACGCCGGTCAATGCTGCCGGCTGAGAGGGCGGTGTTTGCCCCGGAGTTACCGGGGAGACCGGCCAAAGCTCAGGCAGGGTGGGCACTGAGGCAACGATTGTTATCACCAGTACCGGTCGCACACTGAGCGGAGATTACAGATTATACTGGGGTTACTGGATAGAGGAGCCCGATGAGACCAACTTCAAGCTACTTCAGGGCAAGGCCGAGACGGGCACATACGAGGTCGTAATCCATTTCATTGTGCCTGAAGTTCCCTACAAGCCAGGTAACTATTTCATTACTTTCTATAACCCGCGCGTCAACGCCGAAGGGGCCGCAGCTACTATCCTGTTCAAAGTCGAGCCCGGCGTAGAAGTCAGCCCATCATCATCCTCGCCCGGCTCCACAGTCAGTATCAAGGGCACCGCCTTCCCCACCAGTGATGACAGCATTCAACTGAGCTTCGATGGCAAAGCTGCCGCTGTTAAAATCACCACCAACAGCAAGGGTAGTTTCACAACTGAGTTCACCGTTCCCGATACCATCGCCGGCAGCCACAGCTTTAAGGCCAATTCCGCAGAGATGTATATAACAAAACCGCCCACCGCCAGCCTCAAGGTCGTGCCCATCATCGGCCTTGAACCCGAATTTCCCGAAATCGGCAAGGAGGCCACCATCACCGGCCATGGCTTCGCCGCCAGCAGTCTGGTAACGATTGAATACGACGACACTACGATAGCCAACTCGCCAACTACGGACGAAGTCGGCAACTTCACCCATACTTTCAATATACCGGAAAACTCTGAATCCAAGCATAGCGTTGTCGCCACCGATGGAGCTGGTAACGAGGCTACCTTCGGCATGTCCCTGGAAGGCCAGGCACCACCAGCGCCAGCCACAATCTCGCCCAAGGCACAGAGATTCGGCTGGCTTGGCTCACAGCTCGTTCTTTTCAATTGGACCAAGGTCACTGACATCAGCGGCGTTACCTATACACTGGAGATAGCCGATAACCTCAATTTCTTCCCTCTGGCACCCCGTATGAGAAAGACAGGGCTGTCTCAGCCTACCTGCCTTGTCAACATTGAGCCCGGCACCTATTACTGG